TTTTTTGGAGTCAAGAGATGAATTCACCTCAACTACGATCTCCTCAATCAATCTGAGCCTCACAGGCTGACCATTGATTTGGTTTGGTCATAGTTGTCTCAATCAAAACCTAAATCTTCAAAGTCTTCTTCTCGAAGTTCTCGCCAACCTTTCGGAAAGCAGATTTCGAGATTTCCTTCTTCATACGACTTCTCCAGCACATCATAGCTTAGGGTCATTGGTGGTATTTCACGACCTGGGTGGGCTATATTGTGCTCTCTAATTCGACGATTTAGTTCATCACGAGCAGTGTTGAATTCATTCTTGCCATACATGTACATTTCTCTTAAAGCCATTTCGCAATTGACGCGAGTGGCCTCGATCTCATCGTTTCCTTTCTTTATCCATTGGGGTATATTCCAAATTGTTTTCAAATCAAGGGGGCATCGGATAGTTCGTTGGGGGTATTGTGGATCAGGCTTGAATGATCGTTTCAGAAAAGTTACCTCTTCTGGGGGTTTGACTCGAAACTCGGTAGAGTCCTTATCAGCGGGAGTAATTTTCATGCCGATTTCTTGCATGATTGGGGCGATTGTGTTGCCATTGAACCAACGTTGTACTTCTGGAGTGCATGATTTCACTATGTCATCTCCATAGACAGCGATGGCTACATTTTCCCGGTAATAGGTGAGGACATCTTGCCAAGCTCGGTCAAATTGTTGTTTGAGCTCTGGAGTGTTGCCTTTCTTTTCCTTCTCTTCGACAAGTAGGTAGAGGAAGACATACAACATAAGAATATCATGAACATCACAATTGATTTCGGCTGTGATGGCACATCCAGAGTCTTGACCGCCAGATTTTAGAAACAGTTTATCACCGATCATCAAGAAAGTATGAGCTAATTCAAGAACTAGCGTGATTCTGACTTTTCCCGCAGGGGAATCATCAGCATCACCATACCATTTGTTGACAATACGAGCATATCGAAACAAGAATTCAGGATGGAGTGTTTGATCCCAGTTCTTGTAGTCAAAATCTTCCCAATCATTACCTTTGGTGCGCAAGCGATTGAACAACTTCTTCCAATCAGTCGTAGGATCAAGTCCCACACTGGAAGGCTGTTCTCCTGCTTTTGCATGTTGAGTGGCAATGAACATTCCGAAATACTTTCTAATGAGCAAATTGTAGTCCATGGGTAGACAGATGAATATACGTGTGACACCATTTTCAACTCGGAGTAGTGGTCGAGTTTCATCTTTCAGGCATGTGTATCCAATAGTTGGGACACGTCGGCCTGATTGGGCAGCAAGTTCACGAGATCGAACAGCTGCTTCGAGGTCATCACGCATTGTATACATCTTTCTTCCATCTTCTTCAATCCACTCACTAAACCATTCATACTTTCCAGGCGTGTTTGTGTCAATTCTTTGTTTGACCCAAGGATATCCGGGGGAAGTGGACATGTCAAGTGGGTTAATCTTGCCTCTGATGCCGTTGACCATTTCATCATCATTCAATAGGCGTCGTTGGATTCCAGGTATTGATCTTACAACACTGTATTCATTAGCCAAAGCTTCTTCAACAATGTCTAGGAGGTCTAACTTAAGAGCTCCGTATTGGGCCTGGTCATATCCTTCAACGTTCTTGAACATCAAATTCTTTCCTCGTACATCTGGGTGCAATCGTACATCCCATTTGTCTAAAGCAGCTGGTGCTTTCGTCAAGGATGGGACATCTTGGATCAAACTGGGTTGGATCTTCGATTTTGTTTGGAACGCGATGGTATGCGATTTAGGCATTGTTCCAATATATTGTAGTGATTGGTGACCAAGATTTGGAGGACAATTGTCATCAAATATCACTGAAGTCTGCTCGACAACGAGATCACGCTCAACAGGTGTTGCGTTGAGAGTCTCGCCAATTTCTCTGCAGGCATCCAATAACATTGACTCTGTCAGGGGGGCAAAATAGGCAGATTTCCGATCAGTGTTCCGAGATGTTTGTATTCCGAGCAATTTCCGGGGTGTATAGGGATCCAAAGCGACGAGAAGTGATCCACTTGTTCCTTTCGGACAAGCGTAATTGAGCACTTCATAGTCACCAAGGACACTATATCTGACAGTTTCCGTTGAATCTTTGTAGGTCAGGGGGACTGTGTTGGGGACAGCGGTGACATTGGAGACATACATTGCCTCAGGATTTCTTGATGCGATGATAGCATTGATGGATTTTATGTTACTTTCATCTTTCGAAAAGTGATGTGTGATCACTTTCGCATTCTGTATTGCGTTATCACAACGATACAAGCAAGCATCAAGAGTCCCAATTCGTGCAAGTCTTCGGGGGTCAAAGCATTGTTGCACTTTTGTGACGCCTCTGATGTAATGAGGCACCTCAACAGTGAACCTTTGACCTTTCTTCAGACTGGTGAAGTAGTGGTGATTGGCGAGGATGGTTGTTCCGCCTATACGCACTGCAACAGCAGTTGAGCACTTGTCCTCAGGAAGGATGGTAATCAATCTGACGATTTGTCCTTTTCCAATTAGAGTGTTTAAAACGAGATCCATAGCATTCGTGTCCGTTCCAGTAACAGTGAAGTCTTGCATGTAGGCATCACCGGCTCCACTTGTAGGTGTTACAATTCGAGCCTTTGCTGGACGTGCTTGGACAGGTTTTCCATAATCATATTGCATGGCGGTTGGGATCAACTCATCAACAACATCGGATGACTTATTCTTTGAGAAGAAAATTTTGTAAGAAACAGCCAAAGCCAATGCTGCTGTGAGGAACATCCAAGTTGGCTTGGATTTAACAAACGCAAGTCCTGCAGCAAGATAGCTACCAAAACTTTTGATTTGTTGTCCCATTGTTTCCGTCAATTGTGTGAGTTTGGAACTTTCCTTATAGAACTCGTCTATATCTCTAACGGCTTCTCCAGTTTCTACACATACATCTACATAGTTAGCATAGTATGCATTCCGGCAATGCCAATGTGGGTATTTCTTGATGTCGTACACACGAGCACGGTTTCCCGCTTCGGTTTCGACCCACATATATCTGCCAAAAAGCATATGATGCATGTCACATAGAAGTGATGTTGCTTCAACTGGGTTCTTTTCTGCCTCATAGGAGGTAGGCTCAACTTCATCTTCAGACGAATTTTCCATGATGGGCTCTTCAATGTTGGCAAACGATGTGCTAGGTGGTTGTTGCATCACCGATTGAGAGCGCAACCAGGCCTTGATTCCAGGGTGGTGGGATGGGTATTCTTTTGGTTCCTGTACTCCAGGGACTTTCATTTTGCGTAGGGTGTTTTGAATGTCAGGCAGCGTATCCACTGTGTCGACACCTTTGAGTTCTTCATTGAGACTGTTGATCATGAAATCAACGCACTCAGGATCAGCTCCACTATTTTCTATCAAACGCATTTGACGGAAGTAGTGTTCTGAATACTCTTTGAGCGCCATGGCACACATATCTCTCGCAGATTTTATGAGAGTTTTCTGGCCATGTTCAGCAAGAGGATCAATCTTGTAGATCCTCATGCGAGCCTCAAGCATTCGATCGTAAGGGGCCTTTCGGTCGAACACAAATTGATAGCAAGACATTCTTCTTTTCAGAGCTTCAGGGCAAACAATTTCTTTCCTTTGGAGGGCAGCTGGCTCAACATTAGATGTTGAGATCAACAGTTTTGAAGTGAATGGTATTCCTTTATCTTCCATAGCAGCTTGATTAGTATGATGAGGTATGTTTGAAACCCAGGATATAATATCCAGGGCGGATGATCTCTCACCAAGAGGGGCTGCATCTTGAAAGATATCGTCAACCAAAACACAATATTCCTGTCGATAATCAGTCATGTATCTATCTGTGAAATTCACAGAAAAGATGCAATCATCACCGGGGACATCGTATTTTCCAAGTTTTCGGAGGGCAGCAATCATGTTATTTGCAAATTTCATCATATATGTTGATTTTCTTGTACCAGCAGCACCTACAATATTGATCCACATGGGAACAAATCTCGTAGTTGACTGACTAGCGTATCGATACACGCCGACGCGCACTTTCCCTAATTCTGTATAGAGCTTAGTCAAGTGTTGAACGGCAGCAGTAGACAATACACTTTCGGTTACATTCTTTTCAAGTACGCGGAAAATCACACTATGACACCAGTTGAGACATTTTTGTTTGAGTTTGTTCTGTCTTATCTTTTGATAGTTTTCAGGATGGATAAGTTCGTTGATATACTCGAAGAGTTCGGTCTTTTTGAAATCTTCAGTATCTTCTATATCGCAATCAGCGATACATTTTGAGAAACTATCCTGAACATTCTCCTTCAATAAGTGAGAAACAGAAGTCTCAATCCAGGGTTTGAAATCAGAAATCATTTGTATGATTGCATAGACACCAGTTTTCGTCTTTGCTATATGTGATCCAGACTTAATAAGCTTTTCAGCGATATTAGAGGCCTTAGATACATCAGGCATAGACGAACCAACCAAGACACTTCCAGCAAATACTGAGATTGCGCTCAGCACAGCTGCAACCAAACCAACATTACTTGCTAATCCTTCGCAGGCTTTAGAAATCATCTCCTCTATGTTTGAAGTAGGTTCGACGACTTGCCCTATGACTTGTTGTTGCGGGCCAAATCCTAATGTTGGTAGTCGCTGGAATAGCTCACGAATGAGCTCCCAAAACTGAGCGACGGCAGATTCGAGTGGAGTGAAAATGTTGACAAATTGGAGTGCCCAAAGTACCCAGTCAGTTATGCGATTAGCTTTTATGACTGAGACTAGAGACATGGACCAATTCATCAATGATCGTTTTATCTGGTCATTTGCGGTATCCGAAGTGCCAGCATCATAAAACTGTTTTGCAGAATAGATGCTAGCGCCAATTCCGTGGAGAAGTTGTGAAATCCTTGATGTTGCTTCAACTTGTTGTGGGTATATGTCGTGGAAGAGATAATTCATAGAATATATGAAGAGAAATCTTTCATATTTCTTCTTGAAACGCCTGACAACGCCGACTTTGAGAAACTTTCGTTTAACAAAGGCTTTTGCAGCAGCAAGAGCTTGTAGCTCTACACTTCGCCGTATCAACCGTCTAATACGCCATAATGGCATACTATCTCTATGATCCAACATAAAATCGACAACGTGTTCATAAGCACCAGATACGAATTCTAGAATATGGAGAGGGATCCTCAGCCCAGAAACTGGGTCAAGATATCCATCCAAATCCATCAAACACATATACGCATCAAGTTCTCGGGTCCGGGGGCAGCAAACTACCAACCAACGCTCAATTTCATCAAGCATCTCGTGATAGATTTCTTCAGGGGTGGGGGGAACAATTTCAATACTTTCTTCGATGGCAACCGAATGAGTATCGTATTCCTTGGGAATAAGGGCTTCGATTCCACTAGTTGGTTCAACTAGCTTCATCAATCGGAGAGTTTTCTTGTCAAGGGATTTTCGTAAGATTTTACACTCACGAACATGTGGTTTCCGTTTCCGTTGTTTTCTACTTCTATTAGAAGAGAAAGAATTTCCGATGGTAAACTGACGATCTAATTGAGCAATCAGATCCTCAATGGAAGAGGCAAGTTGGGGGGTTTGTTTTGTTTGTTTTGAAATCTCCATGTGGTTACATTGAAGATGCACCGCTTAAGGTGGAAGCAAAAGAAAAATTGAAATTTCATCCATCTCTTCTATCATCTCCCGCTTAGGGATCAAGATCAGCTCCAAACTAGAGACAGGCGCTATAGACAAGTTGCATACTAACGGGTTGCTACCCCAGATAAGCTATTTGTACGAAACTAAATGCTGATAAACAAACTTGTGTAGCTGCTAGTATCATTGGTAACATTAAGTTCCTCAACTAGGCAACAGATACACGTTTGAAGGGGCTATCCAAAGAAGGTGTCCGGATAAGACAATTGAGATTCATACTCCGGAGGGGGGGCTCGTAGGTAAAACATTTTGAAATCTTCTCCTACAGACATATAAGATCTATAGGAGACAGCATCTGTTCCAGTTGTGAAAAGTTTGAGATACCCATTGAGAATGGGATAGGCTGCTCTATTGAGATAATTAAGATTAAGTGTCGGGTTTCCATCATTACCAGAAACGTTGGTTGTAGGGTGAATCAAAAGAAAATTAAAGGGTGAATAATATGGAACTTCAATTTCCAATGATGTGTTTTGTGATAAATCTGTGGTAGAGGCGGCATAACCGGCAAGCTGTTCTTCATTAAGACCTAATAAATCATCGGCGGAATCAAATTGAGAGTCAGGAAGGTGGACTATTGATAATTTTGTATTTGAGGAGCGAGGAGCAGAAGTCATAATTTTGTATCGGAGGGAGCCGACCCAACACGAATAAATCTGTGAGATTCTAGATAAATAAGTTGTAAATGAATCCTGATCAAATAAGAACTTTTGCTCACTGGCACCACCATCAATCAACGAGGTTGAAAAATAGGTGGGATGAACGCCGATGGCATCAGTATTTGCAACTATTGTTCGTGGGGAAGTCATGGGAGTGAATCGACGGATCAAATCAATGAGTGAAAATGTCTCTCCAAATCTAGGTTTAGGGTGAATGATAGGTTGACCTAGAGTTAAAACAGTTGATGAATTTTCTTGTCCAGTTCTTGAAGTTTGAAAAGATATGTCTGATGTGGCTTCTACTGTTGCAGGCTGAATAGTATGGGAAAAATTTGGAAGACGAGGGACCATGAAAGAGAAATCAGGACCAGCTCGGACATAAACATTAACATCTATGCGAGGAGCTACATTTGAAGCATGAACAAGTTGATTTTGAACAAAAACATAAATATTTCCAACTTGAGATAAATCTGAGGAATTAACATAGGTAGTTTTGAGAGGTGTTGCAGATTGGAAAGGAACTGTAAATGAAATCTTTGATGTCTGTTGAATATCTAATATTGCTGAAGGGTTAGAATTGGCAAGCAAATCGTAGGTTATTGTAGTGCCTAAAGGAATAATAGAATTGGGTACAAAAGCTACAAGTAATTTTCCTGAGTGAAATCGAGTTGCTACAAACTCAAATTCATATTGAATAGAACCTTGCCAATAAGCAAAGAACTGAGAAACAAAGCCTAGAAAGGATGGTTGAATATTTGAGTCGGCAGAATTATTTGCTCCAATCATTGGTCTGACAGGAATTCTGAGGAGAGGTGATTTGGCGGCAGCGGTTGAAGGAAATTCAAATGTAGAAATAAGCATAGGTAACTTAATAACTTTATTCAAATCCATTTCATCGAGAGAGGTCATGATTTCTTCTTTATCAGGGGAATGGCCAGAAACAGGATCTAAAGCAAGACGCTCAGAACGAGTAGCACCTCGCGCATTTGCCAAAGTCTCAACAGGTTTTATGGTATTTTCAGGAGCGAGAGGACGGTTGGGATAATCGAAACCAAATAATTTTCCAAGATCATCGATAAGGCCTTGGCCAGATCTCAGACCTTTTCCAATATTTCCGGTAGCGATATTGCCAATCAAATTGGAACCATGAGAGACAAGTGATGAAATTGCAGATGTGGGTTGGACATCCAATGAATGATTATAGATTGGGACATGAACGGAGGCATCAGCTGCATAAACCCAAGTAGTAAGTGTTAATGCAGTAGAAGCTCCATCAGCAGCGGCAAGTTGATTTAGCACAGTAACACGAATCTCTCCCATGAGATTGTAAACAGAGGGAAGAAGAGTGTCGATGGAATCAGGATCATTGGTGTTGGATGTGAGAAAGTTTCGAGGATGAATATATGGAATATGGAGCTCGACGGGATCAGATTCAGACGCCATTATTTTGACAGATGGTAAGCCTGTAGCATAATAACGATTAAACAAGGGATTTGTTGACAATGGGGTTGTTACATTGACTGTTGAATTAAGCGATTGTCTGAAAGGATCAAAAGATATTATCAATTGACCTTGGTGAAATTGTGTTGAATTTAATTGAAATCTAAAGACAGGAGACATCTTATAGAAAGCGTACATTTGAAGGGTTCTCCTAATAACGCTATCTACAGATGCTAGAACTTCGGGAAAGGTAAAATCGACAATAGTAGTTCCGGCGGCTTGTGAAATACTCCACTGAACCTGAGACACTTGAGTGGGCTTGCTTAGTTGTTGTTTAGCATGCCAATGCATCTCAGGAAATTCAGCTTCGATACCAGAAGGCAAGTTCATTTGAGCAGTGGGGAAGGTTGTTTCTTGTAGCAATGCTCTCTCTTCCAAAAAGGCGGTATTAGTTGGTTGAGAGACATCACTAGAAAGGTTGTCGACCATTTTGTCTGGTGAATGTATATCCTGGGGGCTGGTCGTTTGAGGACCCTCAGAAACATTTTGTTTGTGTAGTGGATTGTTAATGCAAGAAATTTACACAGCCAATTTAGCGTTCGCATTACAGACTAATAGGCTGGGGGGAGGATTAGTTAAAGTCCAACCGTATCCTAAATAGGAATGACTATACAATTGCAATCAAAACTCCCCGCTTCAATTACAATATGGGAGGGTGGGGGGAAAGTGAGAAGATTATCACAGCGATCGAAATCGATATGGTAAAATCCTCAGGCTTGGCAAGGTTTTAAGAAACATTCTAAG